TAGGTGGTGATTTATCAGTATCGGGTAATTTAAATATTACAGGTGATATTAATAGCACATCGGTTACAAATCTTGATGTTACAGATAAAACAATTACAGTTGCAAATAATGCTGGTTCATCTTCTGCAGCAGATGGTGCTGGTCTGATAGTGGATACAGGTGGTACTTTACCATCACTTTTATGGGATCACAGTAATTCAGCATTCCAATTTAGTAAAGCATTAAGAGTTGTTAATACAGTAAGAATTGTCGGCGGAGATACTTCAGGCAGTTCATATGGTCTTATTGTTAAAAATTCAAGTAATGCAAATACTTTACTTGTAAGAAACGATGGTGTTGTACAGATTGATACAAATTATTTATATGTTAATAATAATAATGGAATATATTCCAATGGTGCAATAAAGGCCAGAGGTGGAATACATAACGACCAAGGTGATTTAACATTAAATGATACAGTTCAAGTTGCAGGGCCTATGGTTATACAAGGTAGTACAAGTCAAGAGAGATATCTTGCCTTTACATTGGATGGTAAATCTTCTGCGTTTTCTGGTAGTAATAATTGTTTCATATTTAATGGCCAAGGTTCGTCAGGAGATTTCTTAGCTGGTGCATTATATTTCCAGAGTAGAAGTGCGACTGCAGGTAGAGAAATAGGATTTATTACAGGTACAACTCCTGCAAAACGAATGGTTATTACCAGTACTGGTAATGTTGGTATCGGAGATGATTCTCCTTCGGAAAAATTAGAAATTGGGGGCACCAATGGATCAATTCGACTCGGTGGAATGAGGTTATCTAATGCTGGCGCAGGTAGAATTGGTTTAAATAGAAATCCTGCTGATGGTAGCACTCCTGATGCTAGTTTAAGAAGATTTCAAATTAATGGGCCTGATGCTTCGGGTGGCGATTATTTAGATTTTCAAAGTTATAATAGCAGTGGAACTTTCCAAGGTTATTTTGTTCTTCAAGATGGTAAGTTAGGTATAGGAACAAATGCTCCAACTCACAATCTTACGGTATATTCACAAGGAACATCTGGATCGGTATTTAGAAGAAGTACCAATGCTGGACAAGTTATGAATTTCCAATTCGGCGGAAGTGCAGCCGGAAATATTACTGTTCAATCTGGCGGCTTAGGATTTGGTGGAGGAGCAACAGAAGATAAATTATTCATAGATACAGCAGGTTCTGTTGGTTTTGGTACTTCAAGTCCACAAAGACCATTTGATGTCCGACAGTCTTTAAGTATATTTGGTACTGGCGGATATACAGAATTAATGATGAGAGGTAGAGCGGGAACTGCTCAAAACCTTGGTGCATTCCATTGGGCTATTCGTGGAGATGTTGGTGGCAATAATGATGACTTAATGCTATTAAGGTTTACTGGCGGTAACAGTCCTTCATATGCAGGGACTTCAATGCATATCAGAAATGATAATGGGTTTATTGGTATTGGTACTAATACAGGACAACCAAGTTCCCCATTACACATTAAGTCAGATACTGAGTTTCAATTAAAAATAGAGGCAAGTGCATCAGCAGGTGCATCTCAACAATTATACACTCCTGGTGGTTATGCGTATACAGTTTATCAAAACGGTTCTGCAACTTGGAGACAAGGTGCTTATGGTGGCAGTAATTATATTCTAAGGAATCATGGTACAAGTGTTGATGAATTTACTCTTTTACCAAGTGGGTCATTAAAATTACAAACTGCAACACAATCAGAAACAGGTATTGCACAACTAGAACTACAAAATAATGTAAATGCAAACCCATCTCATGTTAATATTAAATTTAACACATATGCATGGTTGGGTATGATACAGTGTGAACAAAGGTCATCAGTTCAACATGGTGCACTAAATTTCTGGACTGCTAACAATGGTAACCCAACACAGAAAATGTGTTTAAACAATAATGGTAATTTATGTCTTGCAAATTCTGCAAATCAAGATGGAGTAAATCCAAAACATAGAGTCATTGCAGTAACAGGTTCTACAACAGTTACAGCAACTTCTTGGAGTGTAAGTCCGGGAAGTAATGGTGGGTATGATGTCAGTAATGATGATTCTAGTGAATTTAGTTATAATGGTGCTTATACAGGAGCAGGTTACTATAACAGACATATTGCAAAATTCTGTTTAGTAGGTAATTATACTGCCGATACTTGGTATCCAATTGTAGCTTCGGACCAATTATTTGATTGGGTATCATCAGGAAGTCCAGGTGCAAATCCATGGGATGGATTTTCTATGTATTTTAGAATATATACTTATGACATAAGTGCTGGTGGTAGTGAATATTTATCACATAGAATGACAGATAGAATTTGGGTAAATGGTTATAGTTGTAATTCAAACCAAAGACATCAGATAGCAATAGGTGCGGGCTGGGGTCATGCACCAAATGGTGGACAAAGTAATGACCATCAGGACTATGGAAGTAACCCATATCAGATGTCTGTAAATCATCACTATAATAATGATTCTTATTATCCAGCAAAACAGACAGTAGAATTTAAATTTAAAACAGCAAGAACAGGGTTAACAGAGGCGCATAGTGCTCAATCTGTTTATGTTTATGCATACGTGGGGTAAAATATGTTATTAGATACAAGAGAACAAGATTTTTATATTATATATGATTCAAATGATAATAATAAAGTTGTAGGAATGCTAGATTCCGAAGCTGATAAAGATGCACATGATGCATTAAATCCTAATCATATAAAAATTAGCACAAATACAGTAAATAGTCCTTTGGGGTCATGTCTTTATTTACATGAAGTACAAGTAAACTCTGATGGCACAGCTAGTAAGGTATAAATACAAGTATGGCAAACACTAAAGTAACATCATCACTTATAGAATCCGGAGCAATAAATGCAGGTCACGTTACTAATTTAACGTCAGCCCATATTGCTGAAGGATCAAATCTATACCATACAGATGCGCGTTCACGTGCAAGTATATCTGTTGGTGGTAGTGATATAGCATATAATTCTAGCACTGGTGTTATTACAGGATCAAGACCTAGTCTTGCGCAGGTATTAGGCCAAGGTAATAGTACAGGTTCAGCTGGTATTGCATTTCCTGATAACCAAAAGGCATTATTTGGGACAGGTTCAGATTTACAAATTCATCACGATGGTACTAATAATCTTATACAAGGAAGTGCCGGTACTGTTCTTTATATACAAGCTAAAGCCGGAGAAAATTCCATTCTTGCAATACCAGATGGTGCAGTAACTCTTTATCATAACAATCAGTTAAAATTTGAAACAACTTCTACTGGTATATCAGTTAATCAAGGCAAACTAACAATAAGTGAATTCACAGGTTCTGATAATTATACACAAATTAGAAAAACAAATACTGGTTCTAATCTAGCTTTAGTTTCACAAGAAAGTATCTATATGATGCTTGATGAAAATAACGACCAAACAAATCGATCATTCCAAGTTAAGAAAAATTCAGGTGCACCTGGAAGTGGATCGGTGTTATTTATTGTAGAAGAAAACGGAAACTCTACAGTATACGGAAGTTTAGCTGTCACAGGAGATTTAAATATTACTGGCGATATTAATTCGGTATCAGTAACAGATTTAGATGTTGTAGATAAAACAATTACTCTTGGAAGGGGACAAACTGAATCCGCTTCAGGTGGTTCTGGTATTATAGTTGATGGTTCAAGTGCTAGTTTATTGTGGGATGAATCAACAGATATTTGGGACTTTAATAAAGGGTTTGAGGCTGGGGGTAAAGTATTTTTTAAACCTACTAGTGCACAAACTGGTTATGCTCTTTTTGATGATGGTTCAAATGGCGGCATTCATATTAAAGCAGATACATCATCTGTAACTACAGAATATATTACAACAGGTTTTGGAGCATTTGAAGAGGCTCGATTTGTTGCATCTAATTTTGTGTGGAAAAATTCTGGTACATCTACTAGAGCAGAAATTGATTCAAGTGGTAATTTCGCAGTATTAGAAGGAAATATGCTAAGAGCATATCGTGCTGGAAATAGTGCATATGCTGCACTCTTTATGGACTCTGGTGAAAAGCTTTATATAAGAAATAGTTGGGGCACTAAAGATATTGTAATGCTAAGAACTGGTGAGGTTGGTATAGGAACAGCTAGTCCATTACAGAAATTAGATGTTCGTGGCGGTAATATATTTGTTGGTGGATATGGCAGTGGTAATGATTATGGTATGATATTTAGTCCAGCTGATGGATCATCATACTGGAACATTTATAATGATGCTGGCGGAGAGTTAGCCTTTTGTAGAAATATTACTATCGGTTCCAGTGAAATGGCTAGATTTGATGGTACTGGTAATTTTGGTATCGGAACTAATAATCCATCTGCAAAATTAAATGTAAAACACACAGGAGGTACTGGAGTTCGTATAGAAACGGACGGAGATACAGATTCTAACTTTTTACACTTTAAAACTTCTTCTAGCACAGGGCAGGGATATATTGGAACTGAAGGTAACACAGCAGGAGCAAACTTTACAGGAAGTACTGCTTATGCGTTTGTAGTCGGTTCAACTTCAAGTGGGGTAGACACACAATTTCTTACTGCAGGAGCAGTTAGAGCAACTATTGATCACACGGGCAAAGTCGGTATCGGCACAACTTCTCCAGCTGGACCACTTCATGTTGATGGACATACGGGCTCTCTTGCAACAATACTTGAAGGTAATGGAAACGGCGATACAGTACCTTTACATTTTAGAGTAAAAGCAAATAATAATAATGTTACTAATCATGGTATTTTTGGAAATGCAGGATCAACTGGAGCAGATAACTTTATTCACATAGGGCCATCTAATACAAGTGGTATATCTGTTATGAGTACTGGCAACGTCGGTATCGGCACTAATAATCCAGGTGTTGAATTAGATATTCAGAGAACAGCAAATTCATACCCATTAAGAATTGGTTCAAGCCAAGGAGAGGGTCGTGCTATAGTATTTGCTGACGTTCACGCATCACCTAACAAATATAACTGGATAACCGGTTCACAGTATAACGTAGATAGTTCATTTGAAATAACACCTTCTACTGCTGTAGGCGGTTATACTTTTAATAATCCATCTATGGTATTTAAACCAGATGGGCAGGTATTAATTAATAAAACAGGTTCTGATGTTGGCGCATCTACCAATATATTGGAAATAGATGGAAATGTTAGAATACAAGGTGGGCATTACGGAATTAAATTAAATAATGGTGCAGTCGAAAGATACCTTGGAAGACTCTTATCAAATAATTCCCTTACGATACTTCATGATAAAATTGGTCTTGATACAAATAATAATATAAAGTTTTCTGGAATTAGTCAAAAGGCTATTACGATTGAAAATTCACCTGCATCAAATGATGTAGGAGTTACAACATTCCTTGCATCAAATAATGCAAGTGCTGGTGTAGGTTATGCAGCAAATATAATAGGTGTTAATATTGCAAATACCGTTAACAGTAATAACATGCCTACACAAAATAATACCTGGGGTGGTGTATCAGGTGCTTCTGCATTTTCAATGAACGCAGATATGACTGGCACACCTACTAATACATATTTTAGATTTATGCGAACAGAACAAGACTCCTCTGCAGGTACGGAGCTAGTAACAGTGGCTTCCATAGACAAAGATGGCAAGTTTGTAGGGGGTGGTGCAACATTATCAGGTAATGTTAATATTAGCGCAGTACATTCTCAATTAACATTAACTGACACAGACGACAGTAAATTTGTTTTATATAGTTATTCAGGTGGTAAATTAATAGTTAGAAATAATTCAATTAATACTACAGTCAATCAATTTACATTGCTTGAGGATGGCAAGTTTGGAATTGGAACAATTAATCCAACACATAAACTGGATGTATATGGTACAGATGATATTACTATGCGTATACATAGGCCTAGTTCTGGATTGGCAGCAACAGATACTTGCGGTATTGGTTTCTCACAAAGAGGAGATGCAAATACTTCAACCTCAGATACAAGGGCTGGTATATTTAGTACATATAATGGAAACTTATTTTTAGCCACTGAACCTGGAGGCAATTTAAGTAGTAATCCAATGGATCATTCAGCGTTAATGATTACAGGTACTAGTCAAAAAATTGGTATCGGAACAATTAATCCACAAGATAAACTACATGTATATAACGGTGATATAGGAATAGAAAATAGTTCAGGTAGAAGATATAGGTTAATTGCTGAAACCAATGGCGGATTTACAATTAGAGACCAATCAGCTTCAGCAGGCAGATTAGAAATTGATACTAGTGGTAAACTTACTGTATTATCTGGAAATATTCAACTTGGTGCTTCTACTAACTATAAAGTAGTAAAAGGTGTTTATAGAAAAAATATTTCGGCCAATAAATCATTTACTGCAGCATTTAAAGTTAATGGTAGTGTATTAGGATCACAATTTAGATTTTCAATAATCGGATCAATCGGAAACGTAGTTATTAATGCAAGATACGAAATACTGGTAAATCACTCTTACGATTGTGTAGTACAAAGTTTAAGTGGCTCCTATACCGAAACAAAAGTAAAAGTTGTAAGTAATGGAAATGAAGACTGTACAGTTTATGTAGGGGCAAATACCCATTTAGGTAATACCATTTCAAATCTTGAATGTGAGGTTGAAACATTTAATAATGAGACAATTTCATTTGATACTAGTAGCCCACATACAACTGCACACTTTATACATACTGCATCTCCAGGTGCTAATACAACATTTACTGGTGCAATGCCAACTGGTGCGGGAACAACTACTGCATACACATAAAATAGGGTATAAATAGAATAATGGCGTATACAATAAACAGACATTTAGCTAACCTACTTACCAGTACAGGGTCACTTGCGACTGGAAAAATACCTGCTGATTATATTACTAACGCACACATTGCAGATAATACAATTGCAACTTCCCAATTACATTCTTCATTTACTATTGGGTCAGGACATATACCTGCAAATACAGTAACCATTTCACATCTTGCGGTAACAGATGGTTCTGCAGGTCAAGTATTAAAGACAGATGGTTCGGGTAATTTATCATTTACAACAATATCTGCAGATAAAATTACAGAAGGAAATACTTTTGTAGAAGCAGTAGATACTGGTTCAAATGGCCAAATTTTATTTGTAACAGAAAATACTCAAAGATGGCAAATATCATCTGCAGGACATTTACTACCTATTGCACATAATTCATTTGATATTGGTTCAGCATCACATAAGGTAAGAGATTTATATGTGGATGATAACAGTATTCACATAGGTGAAGATACAAAGTTAAGTGTTGATGCCGCTGGTGAATTTAATATTACTGATAATGCTGGTATTCCTAAGAAAATAAAAGTTGATGAAATAGAAATTGGTACTGGTGATGATAGAGTTATTCTTAAAAAGGGTGCTAGTGGAGATATAGAACAGCAGAGAAAATTATCCGGTGTAAAACAAACAGCAACAAAACCATTTTTAATTGGCGTCCATAATAGTGGAGATATCACAGAAGGCGGATCAAATAAATTCTATACAGATGCCAGAGTACAAGCATATCTTACTGGTCAAGGGATTGTAAATCAGACTTCGGTTATTGCGGCAATTACTGATTCTGCTCCTGCCGCATTAGATACACTGAATGAATTGGCTGCAGCAATAGGTGATGATGAAAACTTTTCCACAACCATTACAAATAGTATTGCTACAAAAGCGCCAAAAGCAAGTCCAATATTTACGGGAACTGTGACAGGTGTTACAGGATCGTTTTCAGGAAGTCTGGCTTTAAGTGCAGATAGTTCACAACTCCAGCTGGGTACTGGTAATCGAGCTCAAATATTCCATAATAGTGCTGCACTTTATTTACGTAGTTCTACAGGTGGAGTTATTGTACAAGGTCCCACATTAAATCATTATTCATCAGATGCTACAACATTATATTTTAGTTCTGCATCTGGTGGTTTATCTTTTGGTGGAACTAACTTTTTAAATTCATCAAGAAAATTACAGAATGTTACTTTAGGTGAAGGCACAACCGGGGCAAGATTTCAGGCTAATGCTTGGCATTATGATAACAGCGGCCTGGCACGTTTCTACTTTGAAGGTAATGGCCGTACATTTTATAGATCGGAAACTGGTCACCAATTTAGAGCCAATGGAGATGCTACAAGATTTAATATTAGTCCTGCAGGTCATATTCATATTGCATCAAATGGAGATTCACAAGCAAGTAGCACTGAATATATTAAGGCTGGTGGTGTAGCAGTTTTAACTTCTAGCAGAGTCTTGCAAAATGTCTCTGGTAATGTTTCTATGTTTACCAATGATGCTGGTTACACAACAAATGTTGGAGATGTAACTGCAGTTGGTGGACAATCGGGAACTCCAATTTCCGTTGCTGATGGTGGTGGGCCAGTTCCAAAAATTGGTTGGTATACTACACTTATTAATACCAGTACAAATAATGATGATGGTGATTATTTCTTAGTTCACAATGGTACTGCAAATAGTGGAAGTTCACATAAACTTTTAAAGGCCAATATTAATATATCAGGATTTAATAATGATGCTGGTTATACCTCATTCGATGGTAATTATAACAGTTTATCAAATAGACCTACAATACCAACAAATAATAATCAATTAACTAACGGCGCGGCTTATATTACCTCAAGCGCACTAAGTCCATATTTAACATCCAGTACTGCAGCATCTACATATGCGACACCTGCTGATATTACAGCGGCAGTAAATGGTCTTGTAGATGGCGCGCCAGGTGCACTTAATACTCTTGATGAATTGGCCGCAGCATTGGGTGATGATCAAAATTTTGCCACAACAATTACAAACAGTATTGGAAATAAGGCACCTATAAGCACAACGGTTACTCTTGCAGATACACAAACAATAAGTGGTGCAAAAACATTTAGCAGTTCTTCACTCCGACTTAAAGGTCATATGTTCTTTGATCAGTATTCAGCTGGTAGACATTATATTCACTTTGCTGCTCCTGCCGGTCAGCATACAAACAGAGTTGATTGGAGAATTCAGACCGATGGTAATAATTCTACAATACATTCGTGGTATCATGATAAAGTTGTCTTTACTACTCGAATGGAAGTTAATGCATCAAGTTCAAGTCTTAAAGGGCCGGTTTATATTACCGAACAAAATTCTACCGGCGAAGGTGGAGAGATTACATTAAATGGAAGTAATGGAAATACAAGCCATACACTTGATACAGTAAACGGTACATTTAGAATATTTGATACAAGTGGAACTTTTATAACTGGTAACTCAGGATATGGTTTAAATTCCATAAACGGCTATCGTGTAAATGGTACTAGTGTTATTGATTCGGGTAGGAATACTAACTTTAATAATTCTAATGCGATAAGTTTCTTATCAACAAATGGTTACTGGGTTGGAGGCACTAGACGAATAGATGGCTCTGGTAATTTAGAAAATATTGGAACTATCTCTAGTGGTGCTATAACAGCTAATTCAGGAAACAGAGTACTTACATTACTTACTGCAAGTCAAGCTGTTACCGATGATAATGCGGGCTTCACAATAAGAGAGAAAGATACTTATTCAGACGGCAGATACGAACACAGATTTAGAAAAAGAGACGAAGGTGGCGGAATACCACTTTATATAGACAAAACCTCACATATTGCAGGTACTCATGCACAAATTGCCAGATTTGGTAGTTATACAAGTAACCCTGACGAATTTGAAGTTTATGGTGGTATGAGAGCAGCAAGTGGTGCTATAATAGGAAAACTTGCTGTAAAGAGTAGTGCTGTTCATGCATCTTATGATTTCTATAACAATGGAACTTCATACTTTAACGGATCGGTTGTTGTAGATGACGCATTAAGTATAACTGGTGCTAGTGCAAAATTAAATATAGGCGGCCAACAGGTTTTATCTTCTGCACGAAATATGACCAATGTGACTGGTAATATTTCCATGTTTACTAACGATAGTGGATATATTACATCGGCCAATGGTGGTAATGCAGCAACATTAGATAGTCTTGATTCTACTAAGTTTACTTATTATCGAGGTGTAGTATCTGGAGATTGGGATACTATCTTTACCACTGCATCAAATCAAACAGGTACAAGTGGACTTTATCAGATAAACAATACTGCAAGTGGACATAGTAATTTCCCAGTTGCATCAGGTGCAATGCTTTCACCATACAGTTATGGCGGTGTCTTTGCATGGAATCTTGCAAACCATACATTTAAATTATATTCACCTCATGTGGGTAATTTATATTATCAATCAGGTTGGAATAATGATGAATATTCTGGCTGGAGAATGATAATTGATAGTGGTAACTATGCATCGGCAGGTTTATGGGCAAGTCACAATGATGGTTCAGGATCAGGCCTAGATGCAGATACACTTGATGGACAACAAGGATCCTACTATGCAATTGCAGGTGATTCACAAGTATTCCAAAGAAGAGGAAGTCTTAATATTAATGATACCTCTGATGGAAGTCAACACAATCCATTCGACAATGCACATGTAGAAACAAAGGTTGCAGAAAATGGAAGCAGATCAGTAAGTTATACCGGTGCTAGTGCACACTTATTTACTTCATTTACTGGAGGTAGTGCGTCAGTATTACAAATTGGTGCTCATTATAACGGCGATGATTTCTACATGCGAGTTAGAACAGATGGTTCTAGTTGGAAAGACTGGAGAAAATTGTGGCATACAGGGAATGATGGTGCAAGTTCTGGCTTAGATGCAGATTTACTTGATGGTCAACAAGGATCATATTATCTAGACTATAATAATTTAAGTAATAAACCAACCATCTCGGGTGTTAATACTGGAACAAATAATGTATTTACCGTAACACAATATTTTAGAAAGAATAATGTAACAAATTATACAGATGCTCAACTTTTAACCGAAAGTTATGGTGGGGCCTCTTCAACAGCAGGTATTGGTTTCCATATATCAGGTTCTGTCGGCCGATACTTATACATGAATAATGTAGGTGATTTATATTGGAACAGTAGTAGTGCTAAAATATGGAGACAAGATAATGATGGCTCAGGTTCTGGACTTGATGCAGACTTATTGGATGGATTGGACAGTGGTATTTTCTTTAAATCTGCTACAAATAATCATGGTGGTTGGTCACAAGCAGATAGAAACTTTAGTGTAAGAAGTGGCGGTAATGCTGTTGGTCTACACATGGAAGAGTCTGACGGAACATTTGGATTCCAGTTATATGGAGATGGTTCTAATTATGGCTTCCTCGATGCAGAGTGGGGTGCCTGGGATGTAAAGAAAACAACAAATGGACAGTTGCAAATAGATGAAGGAAGTGGACTTAATAAAGTTTGGACGGCAGGTAACGATGGTTCAGGTTCTGGCTTAGATGCAGATTTACTTGATGGCATTAATAGTGGTTCATTTTTACGCAGTGATAATTCTGATACTTTTGGTTCTACTTCAGCAAATCAATATATTAGATTTAATGTTAACTCAGGACAATATATTGCCTCAGCTGGTTCATCAAGTAGATTCCCAATAGAAATATATGCACCGACAGCAAATGGTGGCGATGCAGGTATTACATTCCACATTAGTGGTGACTATGCTGGTTTCTTTGGATTGGCTTCTGACTGGAACGATTTAGCGTGGGGTGGTTGGTCAGTAGGATCAACAACTAAACATAGAATTGCACATACAGGTAATTTTGCTAGTACAGGTATATGGTATAATGGTAATGACGGTTCAGGATCAGGCCTAGATGCAGATACACTTGATGGACAACAAGGCTCTTACTATTACCCTGCTAGTAATCCTAATGGCTATACAACTAACACTGGTACTCTAACAGGTAACCAAACAATTACATTATCTGGTGCTGTAACTGGTTCTGGTACAACATCAATATCAACATCAAATCCATATCAGACTTCAGTAACATTCCAAGGAAGTAACGGTAATTCGCCAGATAGTGCAATGGAATACCAACAATTATCTGGTGTTACTGATACTAAAATATCTCCTACTGGAGATTGGCACAATTCAATAAGAATGGGTCACGGTGATCCATATAATTACTACAGTAATACCATTGCAATACAGATGACAGGTGGTTTATCTGGTACCATGAGAACACAAGGCATATACAATAATAATGCAAGTGGTTGGAGAACAGTTTGGGATACAGGTAATGATGGCTCTGGATCTGGCTTAGATGCTGACTTACTAGACGGAGTTCAATTAGCGAATATTGCAAGAACAGACGTTGCAGAAACTTTTACTTCAAATCTAACAGTAAATAATAATTTATATATTGGTGATGGTAATGACGGTTATTTTTACAATGACCAAAACGGTAGAACTGCATTTGCAAATGGCGATTTCTACATACAAAACTCTGTAGGTAATTATTACAACTATGCGACAAATCAATATATTGGTGACAGTAGTGGAGACAACATTTATTTCCGAGGCAATACCCTTTCAGGAAATAGTTGGTCTCTTACAGGGGGAGGGGCCTTTACCACTTCCGGAGTCATTGATGTAAATGGAGGTCATGGTGGTATTAACCTTACCAGTTCTTCTATTGTTTCTGATGCAACATCAACTTGGACGGGAAACCCTGGTGCACAAGGTAAAATACAATATCATTCAAACAGATGGTATATAGTTGCTGATTCATCATCAAATAGAATTGTACAATTTAGAAGAAATGGAACAGATGTATCTCACATTGATAATTCTGGTAATTTCGTAGGTAATATAACAGGTTCTGCTGGTACTTTGGATGGTTTAGACAGTTCCTCATTCCTAAGAAGTGATACTGCAGATTCATTTACTGGCCAACTTACAATGTCTACACAAAAAGCTCTAATTGCCAGTAATTATGGCCATGGAGTTTATGGTGTTTATGCATCTACCCGACATCAGCATGTATGGTCAATGGGTACTGCTTACAATTTATCAGCTGATGGTTCGGGTGTTGGTAACCTATACGGGCTTTCATATACTCACACAAACGTTGGTACGGGATATGGATCCAATTCTGCAGCTGGATTAGGTCACCAATTAAATGGTAGAGCAAATGGTACCTTACAATGGGCACTAGGAGAAGGTATATATTCTGCAGTATCTGGAACTGTAATAGGCCTTAATAATGACGGTTCTGGTTGTGGACTGGATGCAGATTTAGTGGATGGTATTCACGGCTCATCATTCCTAAGGGGTGATTCAAATACTCAAATTAATGATAGTGTCATACTCACAGTAAGAGGAGCATTAACAACTGGTACATCTGGGCAGAACTATGCATCGGGTGGTAATTATTACTATGGATATCAATATCAAGGAGCATGGTCTCATCCTTACCCAGACCTAGTTTTAGGTTATCATACTGGTATGAGGCTTGGAGGTTACACTGGGTACGGAGGTACAAGATTCTATTCAGACCACCCACATAGAACAACAACTATATTATTTAGTGTAGGTAATGGCGACAGTCATGTAAGAGCAACAAATAATATTTATGCATATACATCTGATATAAGATTAAAAGAAAACTTTAGGCCTATAGAAAATGCAGTTGATAAAGTAAAAGCAATAGGTGGATTTATATTTGACTGGCGTAAAGACATGATGGATGAGCATGATTTTGTTCCTGACCAAGAAAAGGATGATGCAGGATTAATTGCTCAAGAAGTACAAAAAGTATTACCTGCTGCAATTAAACGAGCACCTTTTGACCATGACTTAACAAAACCAAATCAGAGTAAGTCTGGAGAAGAATTTTTAACAGTCCAATACGAAAAAGTAGTACCTCTCTTAGTAGAGGCTATTAAAGAACAACAAAAACAAATAGATGAATTGAAAAAATTATTGGAGAATAAATAATGAAATATTATAAAACAACTTTATACAATCCAGGGCCGCCTGCAGATATGGACGATACCGAAGTGGTATATGTTGCAGCAGAAAACCCGATGGATTTATTACCCACAGCTATGGATGCTCATTCTAAACCTGTAAAGGAATATGAAGAAGTAACTGAAGCTGTTTACAACGAAAATACATAGGAGGATAATTATGGCAATTTCGTATACTTTAGATGAAACTTTTACTGGAAAAAGAACTACACAAGTTCCCGATCCAGATAACGAAGGTAAAATGATAGAAACTGAAACTGACGTACGTGATGTTAAAGTTACTTTCACTGATGATTCATATGACCCAGATAAGACACATTCACGTTCAGTTAATGTAGTGTTTGATTCTTCTGGCAACTATGATGAAGATGCAACCAAAGTTAGAATAGAAGAAGTCATGAGCGGAGTAGAAAATAAGTTTGCTGTTGGCGCAATAGAATAATAACCAATGGCCTTACCTGCGTCTGGACAAATAGATTTCGGCCAAATTCAAACTGAATTTGGTGGGTCTAATCCTATCGCTATGAACGAGTATAGCGATAGACTCGGACTTGGTTATGTGCTAAATTACACTGGTTCACATAACATAGGTATGTTTTATGGCTTATCTAACATATCACTTGGTTCTTGGCCCGCAGGAACTCTTGGTTGGTATGAGCTAACTGCATTTAAATCGGATCAATATGAGGCTTTTTTAAGGCTTAATTTTTCTATTTCGGGTAGTAATGTAGTATTAGGTTGGACTAAAGGTGGAAGTTCTGCAATTGCAACAGAAGTTACTCAGAATCTTCCATTTACTGGAGAAAACCCACAAGTAAAAGTTGTATGGAGCATAAATGCGCAAACTGGTACTAGATCGTCGCCTTCATTGACAAGTAATACATATTATTCAATACCTACATCTGGGGCAAGGCAGTATCTTTGGAAAGCTGGATTTGCAACGTCAGGTATTAATACAATAAGCGGCAGTTATACAGTATATATTAATAATTCTGCTGGTACAGTTAATAGTGGTTCTAGAAACTTTTCTCTAAGTACAACTGCAGGTGGGTTCAATCCAAAATGATGTATCCTATATTTACATATAATACTGACCTGGGTGTGATTGGAATACAGGCTGAAAATAATGTATTAGTAAAAGTTACCGGAACTGATAATATAGATTTTGATGAAACTATGGAAGCTTATAGTGTTGAAAGAAATAGAATAAAAAGTGTAAATGAGATAGTAGAAATATGAGTTATACACATGAAGTGCATACATCCGGCCCTGGTATTACATTAGAAGAATTTGGTCCTATATGGGAAGCAAATAAAAGAAGGTTCTGGGTTAATCATTCTTTTGCAGAAAGACTTTGGGAAAATTATAATATAACCACCGAAGAAGAGGCAAAGGTTTATATTCATAAAAGATTAAGTAAGTGTTTTAGTAATGAACATCCAGGGTTACAACACATAGTAAAAAGAGGTACAGAGGTTGCAGCGATACGAATATTTGCAGGTATGAGTCCAACTTATAATTTTCCAGGCTCAGAACAAATTACTGAAAAGCTTGGGAACGAATTCTGGTGGAAAACAACTGCATATATCCCAACTGCATTATATACGAGGGATGAAAATGGTTCATCTGAATGGATAGAAGATTTAAGAAAAAGACCAGAAGAAAAGACTGCCCTTACAGCCCTTGGATATGATAAATGGGTTATTATAACTTCTGGCCAATTACAAAAAGCATGGTTATATAACCATAAAGAAATGAAATATGTAGGCGATTATGTGGATGACAATGGAACACCAGCTACATTTTTAGGACCTTATGGATGGCCTGATGATTTAGGTCAAGTAGGGACATAGTTATTATAAATAGTATTAAGAAATAGGAACTTAAAATGGCAAAACCAAATTCAAGAACAACTTTTATTGATTATTGTTTAAGACAATTAGGTGCGCCTGTGATCGAAATTAATGTTGACGACGATCAAGTTGATGATAGAGTAGACGAGGCTCTACAATTCTATCAGCACTATCATGCAGATGCAATAGAAAAAGTCTATCTAAAACATGAGATTACATCAACTGATATTACTAATGGGTTTATACCTCTTAACGATGCAGTTACGGATGTTGTTAGATTAATGCCAATAAGAGGTACTAATTCCAGTAGTAATATGTTTGACATACAATATCAAATTATGTTAAACGATATGTATAATCTAGGTTTTATGGGTCAAATATTGGATTATCAAATGAAAATGCAACATCTGGCATTACTTGATATGATATTGGATTCTGATGACAAACATATATCATTTGATAGACATAAAAATCAATTAAGAGTTGATATGGATTGGTCGCAGGAAGTAACTGCTGGTCAATATATTGTCGTTGAATGTTATAGAATTTTAGATCCAGACACATATACAGATGTTTATAACGATTACTATTTAAAGAAATATGCAACTGCATTAATTAAAAAGCAATGGGGACAGAATTTACTTAAATTCGAAGGCATGACTATGCCAGGTGGCGTACAGTTTAATGGTCGACAACTTTATGAAGATGCATTACAAGATATAGAAAGATTAGAAGAAGAAGTTAGATTGAATTGGGAACAACCAGTTGACTTTTATACGGGGTAATAAATGCCTAGAAATGTTTACTTTTCACAGGCCGTAAAATCCGAACAGAACCTTTACGAAGACCTGATAATAGAATCACTCAAAATATTTGGGCAAGATGTCTATTATATTCCTAGAACTCTAGTTAATAGAGATAATGTTCTGGGCGAGGATGCTGCATCCAAATTTGACGATGCATATTTACTAGAAGCCTATATCGAAAATGGTGAAGGGTTTGAAGGTACTGGCGATCTTTATAGTAAATTCGGTGTTGAAATTAGAGATGAGGCCACATTTATAATTTCTCGATCACAATGGAATAAATTTGTAGGTCTATGGAATAATAGTGTTGATACTCCTAAACCATTGGAAGGTGATATTATATTCTTACCAATGACAAATAAGTTCTTTGAAATTACCTTTATAGAACACGAACAACCTTTCTATCAATTATCTAATTTACCAGTATATAAATTACAATGTGCTCTCTTTGAATATAATGATGAGGACTTTGAAACTGGCGTTGAATTAATAGATGACTTATCACAGGCAAGTGCATATACTGAATCATTTGATTTAACAGTCACAGGTGGTAATCACTTTAAACAGGGTGAAAGGGTATCACAAACATTAGTTGCGGCAAGTGGTTCTACTCCTGCAATAATTATATCAGGAGAAGTTGCAACAATAACTAAAACCACAGATATACTGGCAACTATAAGTGTAAGTAATATTAATGTTACAGGTTCTTCTGGTGAGGCAAAATCATTTATAGTATCTAATAGTATAGGCCTAGTCGGATCAGAATCAACTAATACTTGCTTTATTAATAAAATTTATGGACTTACAGATACAATAAATACATTTGCAACCGATGGTGGTGCAGAAAATGTGGCGTTCGAATTAGCGGCTGATGGTTTCTTGGACTTTACTGAAACCAATCCGTTTGGTGACCCATCGGAGACTTACTAATGTTTGGTACACACTTTTATCACTCAACCATGAGAAAGGCTGTTGCCGTATTTGGTACTATATTTAATAATATTAGTGTTATTAGAACCAAGGCAGATGGTAGTATTTTAAATCAGATCAAGGTTCCTCTTGCATATGGCCCTAAAGATAAAGTACTTGCAAGATTGGATCAGAGTACTGGTGGTGAGGCCAATATGGCTATTAAATTACCTAGGATGGGATTTGAAATTACTTCATTAGAATTAGACTCTACTCAAAAACTTGCTAAAAGAAATACTATTTCAGAAAATCATGCATCAGATTCTACTAAAAAGAAAACAATTAAACATCAGGTGGCATATAACATAAACGTTTCTTTATATGCAATGGCTAAAAACCAAGATGATGGTCTGCAAATATTAGAACAGATATTACCATACTTCCAACCAGAATATACAGTTACTATAACACCTGTGAGTGGATTTACATATAAACAAGATGTACCAATTATACTAACCGGTGTTACTATTCAGGATGATTACGAAGGTGACTTTTTAACACGAAGAGCATTAATATATCAAATGGACTTTACAATGAAAATGAAATTTTTTGGTCCTACAAGTAACCAAGGAGTGATACGAGAAATTAACATCGATTTTAATAATGATGCGGGAGGTTCGGAGATTTTAGAGAACATGGATTTCACTATCACCCCATCAACAGCGGATGAGGATGACAATTATAGTGTAGTAACCACTATTAGTTAATAATATTATGGATAAAAAGAATAAACTTACTGCAAGTTTAGAAAAGAACTTGCCTACTAAAAAACCTGCTCAAGTCTTTATTGATAAAAAAGATATTAAAGACGATTATGAGTATTCCAGAAAGACCTATAAGGATCTAATAGACACAGGTATTAGGTCTCTTGATGTTCTGTCCGAATTAGCCAGAGAGTCTGAACACCCTAGAGCATTTGAAGTATTATCTAAAACTATAAAAGACATTGGTGATACTACAGAGAAGTTAATGGCTTTACAAAAAGATAAAAAAGATTTAAACAAAGACGAAACTGAAGAAAATAAACAGGTCACGAATAATAATGTATTTGTTGGTTCTACTACGGATTTACAAAGAATCTTACAAAAAGAAAATGAAAGAATAATTAATCATGCAGAGGATAAAGAATAGCGAATTCGGTTATCTAGGTAATCCCTCTGTCAAAAGAGATGGCGTAGAAACACAATTCTCACAAAAGGAAGTCCAAGAATACACAAGGTGTATGAAGGATCCTGCCTATTTTGCTCGTAAATATATTAAGGTTATATCCTTAGATAGAGGACTGGTTCCTTTTGATTTATATGAATATCAAGAAAAGATGTTCCATCACTTTAATGATAATAGATTTAGTATTGTTCTTGCATGTAGACAGTCTGGTAAAAGTATATCTTCGGTAGTATATTTACTATGGTATGCCTGTTTCCATCCTGAAAAAAATATTGCCATTTTGGCTAATAAGGGCGCAACTGCTAGAGAAATGTTAGCCAGAGTTACTCTTGCATTAGAAAACTTACCTTTCTTCTTACAACCAGGTTGTAAGGCATTAAATAAAGGGTCTATAGAATTTAGTAATAATTCAAAGATAATGGCCGCGGCAACGAGTGGGTCATCTATTCGTGGTTTATCTATTAATTTATTATTCTTAGATGAGTTTGCATTCGTGGAAAATGATGCTCAATTTTATACATCAACATATCCTGTAATATCATCTGGTAAAGATACTAAGGTTATTGTAACATCTACTGCTAATGGTATAGGTAATATATACCATAAAATATGGGAAGGCGCGTCACAAGGAACAAATGAATATAAACCATTTAGAGTTGATTGGTGGGACGTACCAGGGCGTGATGAAAAATGGAAGAAAGAAACTATATCAAATACTTCTGCTTTACAGTTTGAACAAGAATTCGGTAATACATTCCATGGACGTGGTAATACACTTATAGATGCCAATCATCTATTGGCTCAAGTATCAGAAGACCCTATAGAACATAAAGAAAATATAAATATATACACACCACCAATAGAAAGTCATGAATATGTTATGACAGTGGATGTAGCCAAAGGTAGGGGTCAAGATTACTCCACATTTAATATTATAGATATTACAACAAGACCTTTTGAGCAAGTGTGTGTCTTTAGAGATAATAATATATCTCCAATGCTACTACCGGATTTAATTTATAAATATGCAAATCATTACAATGAAGCATATGTTATTATAGAAAGTAATGACCAAGGTGCTGTAGTTTGTAATGGATTATATTATGATTTAGAATATGAACAGATGTTTGTAGAATCATCTATTAAGGCTAATGCATTAGGGGCAACAATGACCAGAAGGGTTAAAAGAATTGGTTGCTCTACGGTAAAGGATTTAATAGAACAAAGAAAATTATTAATAAAAGATTCCAATACTATAATAGAATTAAGTACGTTTGTTTCAAAGGGTAATTCATATCAGGCAATTGCTCCTAACCATGATGATTTAATGATGAACCTAGTATTATTTGCATGGTTTGTTACAACGGATATCTTTGAAAATATGTCCAATATAGACATGAAAGATATGTTATATAAAGAAAGATTAAAGGCAATACAAGATGATATGTTGCCTTTTGGGTTTATACCCGAAAAAGAAGATGATTTTTCAAGTGCAGAGAAAGACGGCGATGGTAACCTATGGCTAGATGCTACTACATTTGATAAGTTACTGCGTTAGGATATGGTTATTTATAAATAATAATAGTGAAAATTCGTATTATGAGAACATATTAACTAACTCAATGAGAGGATAAAGCGATGGCATTTCAAGTATCACCAGGAGTTCAAGTCAAGGAAATAGATGCAACAGGGGTAGTACCTGCAGTATCGAGTTCTATTGGCGGATTTGCTGGGTCATTTAATTGGGGTCCTGTTGACGAGATCGTATCTGTTTCTTCTGAGAAGCAATTAGCGGATACCTTTGGTTCACCGGACGACAATACTTATAAATACTTCCTTACAGCCGCGTCATTTTTAAAGTATGGCAACGCGTTAAAAGTTGTTAGAGTCGCATCAGGGCATGATAATGCTAATGCTGCGGGTGGTAACCTTTTAATTAAAAATAGGGAAGATTATAACAACTTGAATCTTAGTGGAGTTTCACAAGGAGCATGGATTGCAAAATATCCAGGTGAATTAGGAAATTCTCTTAAGGTTTCAGTCTGTCCTGCAAATGCTACGGCATTTAATGCATGGACATATGCTTCTGAGTTTTCTGGACAACCAGGCACATCACAATATGCAACTGATTTAGGGCAGACTTCTGCCAATGATGAGATGCACATTGTTGTAATTGATGAAGATGGTTCATTTACAGGAAAAACAGGATCAATATTAGAAACTTTTGAATTCGTTTCACAAGGTTCTGATGCTAAAAAATCAGACGGAACTTCAAATTATTATAAAGACGTTATTAATAATAACTCTGCATATATTTGGTTCTTAGCAGCACCGACTGGATTATCTGATGCAGGAGCGGCTATTTCAGCTACTTCTTCATATACAACCGTAACAGCGGCTGTAGATAACAGTTTATCTGGAGCTACAGATGATAACGCTCCATCAACAGGAGAAATTATATCTGGTTTTGCAAAATTTGCAGATTCAGAAACTGTTGATGTAAATTTATTGTTTGCATATCCAGA